GACAACTTGCGAGTTGCAGTTAAAGGTCGCAATTAAACACCATACCAAATGACAACCACACCAAGAACAGATGCTGAAACTTGGACTGAAACTAACCGAGCAAATGCTTGCGTTTTCGCAGAGTTCGCTCGCCAACTGGAGACCGAACTCACCCACGCCAAAGAAGAAGCCAACAACTGGAAGCAGGCTGCCGAAGCCCATCTCAAAGACAAAGATCAACTCCGCGAGGGCATCGCTGAACTCAACGGTAGGCTTATTGACCGTCAGGAGACTCTAATGACTGCCAGTGTAGCCTTAAAGAAAGCGACTCAACTCCTGACTCGATGCAGTGCATCAAAGCAGATGAGTCTACTCTTACAGGATGACATCCGAGACTTCCTGAAATCACAACCTTCGTATCGTTGCTAATCCATACCAAATGAAAACACAATCAAAAGCCATCCGTCCACCAGAGGGAACTGTCCCTCTGTTAATCGCAGCAGAGAAACATGGTCTGAGCAAGAAGGAAGCTAAAGACATTCTTCTGGCAGTTCCACAATCCTTTGTGAAAGTCGGACACAAGTTCTTTGTGAATGACTTCGGTGACAACCTGTTGAAACTTGCTGAATTCAGGCTGGATGAAGTTCAGTTGGAGGAAGTCGAAGATGAACCAATCAACGAACAAGCTCTAGATGTTCCACAAAGTGAAGATGTTCCACAAGTTCTCAATGCTACTCAAAAGCTCTTTGAAGGTGAAGAGACTGCGATTGTTAAGCGTTGCAGGTTACCTAACCGTCAGATGATGATCGTAGATTACCGAGGTAGAGAGGTGATCTGTCGGTGTAAAGATTCGTCTATGTTTATCCCTGGCATGAAGATCATCATCCGAATGGATGGAATGAACCTGATGAGCAAATACCAACCGAGGAGGCTAGGGAGGTATTAGAGTGAGCAGAACCAAGAAACAGCCATACCGTAAAAGCAGACGTTTTGACAAAAGTTGTCGAAGTCACGGTGGTTGTCCTGCTTGCTTGGGTAACAGGATGCATAAACACAAAAAACAAGAACACAAAGCTGATTATCAATGAAATACAACAAAGTAGACTTCAGTTCCATTACAGACTGGAACCAAACGAACGAAGCGATTGCGACTCAGTTAGGATGCTGTGATAAGACGGTGAGAAGTGCTCGACGTGAGAGAGGCTTACCTAGAGCACCAGACAAGGCTAAACGTTCTGCACTCAAGGAGAAGCTACCGCAGATCAGTGACAGAGCTTGGAAGCGACACTCTAACCTTGATATTGCTCTCATCCTCAAGTGTTCTAAGTCTGCTGTGCGAGTCTTCAGGATGACTCACAATAAACCAGTCTATGAACGTAAACGCTTAATCTCATAACCCTTTTGCCGTGCTTTCGCTGGCCGACCTGTCTGAGTGTCTGTGCTCTTCAGGATAGTCTAAAACAGCGTCAACCTCTGTGAATCGACGGAGGAGTTTTAGAGCGGCAAACCATTTTGCTGACGTTAGCAATATGGTATTCCAACTGACAAGGATTCCTTGACAGTTCAAATCCTGCACTGTATTTGCAACATTTACTGGTCAGTAAACTAGGCAATCTCACTCTTGCCAGCATTCTTTCGTGACTTACTTTCTCAAAAATGAAAGACTTACTGAGATTCAACATCAAAGAACTGGATGCCATGGCTCTGTTCATCGAGGACTTCTACCCTGAGTTCCTCGACTACATCAGCGACTTCGGGCTAGATCAAGACTTTGCTGAGAAACTGCTTGCAAAACTAAACTGTGCGTGTGTTAGGTCTGAGGAATCAGAGTTAAACTAGCATCATGAAAGACTCCAAACTCACTAGAGTGGGCGTGACTGGCTACAACAAGCCAAAGCGCACTCCATCACATCCAACGAAAAGCCATGTAGTCGTTGCCAAGGAAGGCGACAAGGTGAAGACCATTAGATTCGGTCAGCAAGGCGTTTCTGGCTCTCCACCGAAGAAGGGCGAGAGTGAAGCTGCCAAGGATCGTCGAGCATCGTTCAAGGCTAGGCACGCCGACAACATCAAGAAGGGTAAGATGTCTGCTGCTTACTGGGCAGATAAGGCGAAGTGGTGATTCAACATTCCCAACTTCCGATGGGAAGTGAGTAAACTTGTATGTTTATCAACGAAGTATCCAAAGAGACGCTTGGCAAGTATACGCCAACGGCGCATCCCATCATGGTCGCTCCAACAGCGGAGCAGATAGCCAACATCGTCAAGAACAAGGGCATTGATCGTGCTTGTGAGCTTCTCCAACTAAGGGAAGACAAGATCCTAGCCGAGACAATGGACCCTTATCGGCACGGTTACGAGCCTGAGCATTGGAAAACTGCTGACGGTCTGCTATCAGATCCTTCCATCTCAGAACTGATGATCTTCGGTGGAAACCGTGCGTCGAAGACTGAGTATGCCGCAAAGCGTGTAGCTCAATACCTCTCGCAGAATCCAAGTAAACGAGTCTGGTGCATCCACACGACGAATATGTCTTCGGTACAGATGCAGCAACCAGTGGTCTATAAATACCTTCCTGCTGAGTATAAAACTGCACGCAAAACCAAGATCACCAACGTTGCTTTTACCCAGAAGAACGGATTCAGTGACAATACCTTCGTTCTGCCCAACAAAAGCCAGTGTTGGTTCCTGAATCAGTCCCAAGACATCAAGGTCATTGAAGGTGGTGAGGTAGATTTGATCTGGATTGATGAAGAAATCACAGCCGATTGGATCAAGACGCTACGTTACCGAACGGCAACGAGACGAGGTAAGATGATTCTGACCTTTACGCCGATCAGTGGTTATACTTCGGTGGTTAAAGAATACATTGCCGGCGCCATGATCACAAAATGGCTTCCAGCTTCCCTGCTTAAGGACTCAATTAACGTCCCTGGTGGTGAGCGTGGCACAATGCCGTTCCAGGCTACCTGCCACAATCCAAGCAATCGAGCGATTTGGTTTCATTCTGAACTCAATCTTTACTCACCGTTCAGCGAAATTAAGCGAGCGTTACATGGCCGGACAAATTACGAGGTCAAAATCCGTGCTTATGGGTGGGCAGAGAGTCTTTCTGGATCACAATTTCCTAAATTTGGCAACTGGAACGTGATTCCTGACGATCAGATCCCAGAAAAGGGCACGAATTACATGGCAATGGACCCTGCTGGTGCTCGTAACTGGTTCATGCTGTGGTTGAGAGTCGATGAACATGGGCGAAAGTTCATCTATCGTGAATGGCCTAGCATTGATCTGGGTGAATGGGCAATTCCGAGTGACAAGCCAGACGGAAAAGCAGGAGCAGCACAACGAAACGGTGCTGGCAGAGGTATCAACGACTACAAGGCATTGATTGACGAGCTAGAAGGCAAGGAAGAGATAGCAGATCGGTTCATTGACCCTAGAGCAGGTGGAACTCAAGCGATTGGAAAGGATGGTGGCACTAGTCTGACTGACTTACTAGCCGAAGATCCGAACCCGATGTGGTTCACACCTGCTGCTGGACTTCGGATTGAGGAGGGAATCAGCATAATCAATGACTGGTTAGCGTGGGATAAGGACGAACCCTTGCTTGCGATTCATAATGAGCCTAACCTTTATGTTAGTGAGAACTGCAAAAACATCATTTATTCTCTCCGAGAGTGGACAGGTGCAGACGGTGACAAGGGAGCAACAAAAGACCCTGTTGACGTTCTGCGTTATCTAGCCGTGATGAATCCGACCCACCAAAACAGTCAAAGCTTCCAACCTCAAGGTGAAATAGGCTCCTATTAATATGAAGAAATCAAACAGCAGCGACAAACTAGCTTTCTATTCTGAAACGCCAGACGTTCTTGAGCTTTCCAAAGAGCTGACACGTTCACTTTACACAACTGCAAACGTAGAAAGGCTAAACGCCGCTGATGATATCCGATTCTGCCGCTGGGCTGGACAATCCGACGATGGTAAGAAGCATTCTGAGAACCTTCCAAACAATCGACAAGCGTTTCCATTTGAAGGCGCGAGTGATGTTAGGAATCGACTGGCTGATTCGACTATTAACGAACTTTCTTGCCTTCTAACAACCTCGTTTGAGCGTTCCCAGCTTGCTGTTACTGCCACTGAATTCAACGACATGGCAATGGCAAGCGCAGCGTCTACGCTCATGAACTGGATCACCCAGCAAAAGCTCAGGACTGAAATCTCTCGTGAGGTAGAACTAGGCTCGCAGTATGGTCTGCATTAC